AAATTTCCATATATGGAGGGTACCTTCGACGAAATTAAGGCGCAGGTAGTCTCCTTTCTGGTTATCAATCTTCATAAATTTACAGAAGATAAGGGTAAGGCGTTCTCGTATTTTAGTGTAATCGCAAAGAACTATTTGATTTTACATAACAATAACTCATATAAAGAAGAAAAGCGAGTATTATACTTTTCGGACCAAACAGAAGATTCGTTTACTTTGGAAGAAATGTTAATTGTGGAACCAGAAACTAAGGATTCTACGGTAGATATGCGAGAATTCTTGAAATTATTGGTGGAGTATTGGGAGTTTAATCTTGACCGATTCTTTAAGAAGAAACGAGATAAGGAAATTGGAGCAGCTATAGTCAAACTTATTGAACGAATTGACAATATCGATAATTTCAACAAAAAAGCGTTATACCTAATGGTCAGAGAAATGACCAGTTATAAGACCGCCCATATTACTAAGGTTATCAATAAGATGCGACCCCAAATTTTGAAGATGCTTGGGGAGTTTAGACGCAATGGACATTTATCAGACCCAACCCATTATTTTTCATATAAAAAGTAAATCCTATCTATTTATAATATAGGATTTTAGGGGGTCTTTATGGATATCAATTCCGAGTTGTATGATGGGAAGAGTCTAGCCGACATCTTTACCGAAATACACAAAAATACTGACAGTAAACGGGCACAAATCAACTCGTTTATTATGAAAATGGTCCAACTCATCCGCACTCCAGAAGATGCGGCTGTGATTGGACCTATTGTGCAGGGATTCTTGGAAGTAAACGTAAAAAACGACGAACATTTGGTCCGTGTCGCTCAAATTGCACAACGCATCGTGTCGGTTGGGGTCAAGTCTAATGCATCATTAGAAGGATTACTTTCCGAATCAGAAAAAGAAGCATTACTCAAAGATATCACCACAGAAATCCAAGACCTTCAAGAAGATGTGAAGGACTTGGATGATGTATTTGCGGAGAAATAATCGTGAGTGCATACGGGTCAAAGCCGTATAACCTAGATATCAACCAGTTGGGTGCTTCACAGTACCCACGGTTTTCTGTTATACAAGATTCTCCGTATAAGGATGCAGTAGTAGAGGATATTATTCTAAACGAACAGCACCCAGAATATGAGGGGCAGACTGGTATAAACATTGGGATGGCAAAAATCAGATTAATTCCCGATGATAGAAACGTACCAAAAGACCAGTTAAACTGGGCTATGCCTTTAGAAAGTACTATTCGTGAATATCCTCTTAAAAATGAAATAGTTATGGTATTTTACTCGGTCGGCCGATTATTCTATACCAGACGAGTAAACATTAATAACAAAATTACAGAAAGTTCTTGGCCTGGATTAAGTCAAAAGTTTTCACCATTACCACCTTCCTCTGATACAAGTCAAGAAGTAAGTATTGCGGCACAAGGTGGACCAGCATTTCGTCCGTGGGGAAATACTCAATCTACAAATCTTGGAGATGAATTTGCAGAAAATCCTTCAGTTAAAATGGTACGACCGAATGAAGGAGATACAATCATTCAAGGTAGATTTGGAAATATTATAAGATTTGGGTCAAGCCTATTCAGTAATCCTGTAACAGCAACTCCACAACCTAATTTGTTATTAACTGTTGGACAAGACATCAGTAAAGCTGTGTCTACACAACAACCATCGGTTTATTCGTTGGTTTATGAGGATATAAACAAAGATAAAAGTTGTATTTGGATGATAGTAGACGAAAGGGTGACACTTGACCCAGCAACTCGAACCAGTGTCGCACATTTAAGGTCAACAGAATCATCCGACTCTACCAAATACACCGGGGCACAGATTTTTCTAAATTCTGATAGAGTCATTTTAAACAGTAAAGTAAATGAAATATCTCTGTTTGCAAAGAAAGAAATAAACCTAAGTGCAGTAGAGTCAATTACGATAGATTCAGCAAAATCAGTGTTTATTACGGCAGAACGAGATATTGAAATATCCACGCCCAGAGATTTGGTACTCTCAGGCCGTTCTGTTAGTATAAATGTGACAAATGATATAGCTCAGGGAACCTCAGGAAACTACATAATATCGGGTAAAAAGATATTTATAGGGGCGTCACCAAACGATACAACACAACCAATGGTGTTGGGTGGTGAGTTGGCTACATGGTTACAGAATTTAATGGACGCATTTATTGTAGAAATACCTAAATCTATTGCTACACTAAATCCAGTCCCATTTGTCAAAGCTATAACTGAATTACGGATAAAACTCGGAGCACCGGGCATTCCACAAGCGGCTATATTCAACAGTACAAGTAATTTTACTTCTAAAACTAACGACTGATTATGGCAATACCAAGTAATTTATTACCAATAAATAATCCGTTAAGAGAAGAAATAAGTGAGCAGATAACAACGGTTCCATCGGTTACAAATACACGACTACCAAGTAACTTATTACCGGTTAATACAAGTGATATTTCTGGTTCTTTACAATCGTTAACTGGCAACATACCAACGATTACAACTCCAGAAATACCACAATTTTCCATATTAAACACTGTTATACCAGATAGACTTTTTACAACTGGAAGTATTGATCAAGTTAGAGAAAGAACTTTAAACGCTGCAAGAACATATACTAGTGGATTACCGGCACTACCGGCAATCCCAACAGTACCAACACTAATAGTTCCTAAACTAAGAATACCATCATACGGTCAAATTAAAAACTATATCAAGACTAAGATAGATAAAATTAAACAGCAACGTCAAAAAGCATCAGTTAGAGCATTGGATCAAGAACTTAAAAAGCAAGAAAATCCTTTTAAATACAGAGAATCTTTAAAAAATGTAGCACAAAAATCTTCGGTCAATACGGTTCTCGGAAGATATAATAACCAGTAGAGGGTAATAATATGGACAAAGCATTATTTAGAGCATACGTCAAAGAATTGGTCAAGGAACAAATTGAAGAATCTGTGGAAAAAGCAGTTAAGAAGATTCTTCCAGAAGTTCTTGGTGAAGCGATTGCCGAAATTAAAAGTATGCAACCAAAGCAAGTTAGTGAATCTACTACGGCTAAACCAAAATTTTCTCGTTCACAACTTGCAGAAATGATGGGGTTAGAACGTCACGGCGATACCATAGTTGCAACTACTGGTAAAGTGATGTCAACACCACCAGGCGTATCAGAAGATAATCCAGCACTCAAAGCAATTAATAAAGATTATTCTTCTATGATGAAGGCAATGAAGCTAGCCTAATTGGAGAGATAAATGGCTCAGAAGTTTATCGGCGTTACATTACCAATTAGATTGGGACAAACAGGAATGTTTGACCAGTCCACCACGGTAATCCAACAAGTTCGCTCTAATTTTAAGAATTTAATTCTTACAAAAAAGGGGGAACGTGTTGGTCAGCCTGAATTGGGGTGTGACTTGTGGAAAATATTATTTGAGCCAATGACTGAAGATACATTGGAAGAAGCGAGATTAGCAGTTGCAGATGCTGTTGACCGCTGGTTACCATTTATTGAATTAACTAATTTTCAGATTACACAAACGGTAGATGAAAATATTATTAACATTCTCTGCACATATAGATTTAGAAATAATCGAAATGTAACGGACCAAGTAAGTATACTAACTAATGCGTTAGGTGCAGCATCTGTAGCATTTCCACAAGAACCAGTCGTACAAGATGAAACCGCTCGGGTAAATGAACAAATTAGAAACGCTCGACGCGTCAGAAGAATAAATTAATTTGGAGTTTTAAATGGCAACCAATCAACCGGTAATCATACAACCAAGACCAAATGTTAAGCAAATTAATTATGTTGCTAAGACATTTACGGATTTTAGACAAACTCTTATAGATTTTGCTAGAGCGTACTACCCAAATACGTATTCAGATTTCAATGAAACATCCCCAGGTATGATGTTTATTGAAATGGCTTCGTATGTCGGTGATGTCTTGTCATTCTATATTGATAACCAATTTAAAGAAAACTTGTTAGCTTATGCAGAACAACAAGAAAATGTAATTTCTATATCTCAGTTTTTAGGATACAAGCCAAAATTAACATCTCCAGCAACTACAACAGCTACGTTGTATCAATTAGCACCGGCTACAATTGTTAATGGTTCATATGTTCCAGACACAAAGTATTTGGTTAAAGTAGCAAGAGGAAGTACTTTTACCACTTCTACAACAACTGGTCAACCAGCAACAACTTTTAGACTGTCAGAAGATATAAATTTTTCAGATATTACAGTAAATGATTACATCGTTAATACATTTAATGCTGGAAACCCAGCCACATTTATTGTCACGAAGCCGGCAAAACTAATTGCTGCAGAAGAAAAGACCACAACATTTTCTTTTGGTGCACCACAGCGATTCAGTTCAGCAACCATACCAGACGCTAACGTAATTGGTATCGAAACCATAACAGATTCCGATGGTAATCGATGGTATGAAGTTGATTATTTAGCACAAGATGTTATTATGGATGATTCAAGTGTAACCGCAAACAATGAATCTGGAGCACTTCCATCTGCAAGACTAAGACTTCGTAAGGTTCCTCGTCGATTTGTTACAAGAATTAATAGAGACAATCGTATGGAACTTGTGTTTGGCTCTGGAACAGATAATGCAGCAGAAGTAAACACCACGTTGGATTCTCGTCAAATAGCAAATTCTCAATACGGAAACACCATAGAAAGTGCATTAGGTAATGTCGCAATTAATAATGTAAACTTTCTAAATAGTAATGCATATGGTGTATCTCCATTCAATACAACATTAACTGTTAGATATTTGGTAGGTGGCGGTGTTACAAGTAATACACCATCAAATACGATTAACCAAGTCTCATCAGTATCTACACTAAACGATACGACAGGATACACTCCAGCAGAAGTAACCGCATTTAACGCAGCAGTTCAAAGTATCACTATCAACAACGATTTACCAGCCACAGGTGGTGGTGAAGGAGAATCAATTGATGAAATTCGTGAAAATGCGTTAGCATTTTTTAATGCACAAAATCGTGTTGTAACTGTAGAAGATTATGCGGTTCGTTCTTACGCACTTCCATCAAAATATGGTAAAATCGCTAAAGCATATGCGGTACGTGATGAACAAATTAATCGCATCTTAGCAGCAAGTAATGAACGTGTTTATGTTGATAATCCGGTACGTCCAAATGCTATCAACTTGTATACATTAGGATATGATACAAATGGTAATTTAGCAACATTAAATACGGTGGTCAAAGACAATCTAGCAAGATATCTCGACCAATTTAGAATGTTAACAGATGATATAAACATCGTAGATGCCTTTATTATTAATATCGGTGTTCAATTTGATATTTCTGTACTAAGAAACTATAATGTAAATGATGTGTTAGCTCGAAGTATCGGTACCGTACAAGAATTCTTCCAAACCGATAAGTGGAGTATTAACGAACCAATTATATTAGCAGACTTGTCTTACACTATCGGATTAGTTGAAGGGGTCCAAACAGTTCGTAATGTTCGTATTTTTAACAAATATCAATTTAAAGATGGTGCTGGATATCAAAATTATAGATATGATATTGATGAAGCAACCATTAATGGGGTTATCTATCCAAGCCTCGACCCAAGTATCTTTGAGTTGAAGTATCCACAAACTGATATTATAGGGAACGCCACACAATGAAAAAATTCTTAACCGCAAGTAAAGATACTACTCTCTACCAAGCATTCCCAACAATTAATGCGGGGTTAGATGAAATACTAGAAGTCGGTAAGGTAGTAAAAGCTACCCAAGAAGTTACTAGCTCTACCGCATACACCACAGGATCTGCTAGGTCATTACTATATTTTGACCTTCCTACAACTGCAAGCGTATTTTCTGGGTCAAACTTCTTTCTAAACTTAAAGTTAGCCAATGCAGATAATGTTCGTCGTAATCAACGCGTTCTTATTTATCAAGTATCACGGTCTTGGGATGAGGGTAGTGGATTTTTCTATCAAAACGTAGAAAACGTAAATGATGGTGCTACGTGGAGACAATGTAGTGGTAGCACATCATGGAGTATGGCGGGCGGAGATTTCTTAACGGGGTCCACATCAGCAAGTGTTACACTATCAACTTATCCACTCCAAGACCTTAGAATAGATGTAACAAATATTTTACGACCAATTGTTAGTCAGTCTTTACAATCCACATTTCACGGATTAACACTACAATTCCCAGTATCAGATGAACTTGATAATCAAAATGAAGGAAATATCAAATTCTTCTCAACTCAAACACATACAATTTATCAACCAACATTAGAAATTACGTGGGACAATCAAGTATTTTCTACTGGTAGTTTTGCAGCAATTCCTTCAACATTAAATATGAAGGTAGTACCAAGTAATTTAAAAGAAGTGTATACCAAAGGTGACATCACTCGCATAAATTTAGTTGTACGAGATGAATATCCACTAAAATCCTTTGATAGTACTTTACGATATAAGAACAAATATTACTTGCCATCAACGTCATATTATTCAATCATCGATGCACAAAGTAATACTACAGTTGTCGGATTTGACGACAGTAGTAAAATTAATACGGACACAACGGGATCGTATATTGTCTTAGATACCACGCCGTTGTACCCAGGAAGATTTTATACATTAAAGTTGAAAGTTACAGCTGGCGATTATACCAAAGTTATTAATACTGATACATTATTTAAAGTAGAATAATCTATGGACAAAACGTTACTAAACATAGTTAATCCTGATAGTGAATCTATATCCAGAAAAGAACAGATAGATATGTCTGTATCTCTATTCGATGTATCCGCTTCTGGACATGATGGTTCTATTGTTACGGACTATGCAAATATTTCACAAACTGTAATTATACCTGAACCAAATTTAGTATCTGGTAGTGTATATTATACTCCATTATATAAAGAAAAACTTGATTATAATGTGTGGTTAACCACTATTAACAAAAACTTTGAAGAGTTAGACTAATGCCAAATCAAGAAAACTTTGCGAGTAATGTAGAACAATTAGCTCAGCAGTATCCACGGTATACTGTTTCTAGAGTTATAGCAAACAAGTCAGATGATTTGCTTGATATGGAAGTACCATCTGAGTTCTCAGAAAACATTCTTCAAAATAATGTTGAGCTTAACCTATACAGTTTATCTGACAATTCATTAATTTTCGCAGATTTCATCAAACCTGTTAGTGGGTCGATTTACACAGAAACGTTACAATATGAAGATGGTAGTTTACGTAAGTTACTGTATATTGACTTTGTTAAGGCTACACAAACTTCGGTTCATTCGCAAGTATTTGAATTACCACCAGGTCAATATTCTGTTACACTAAACTTTTTTGCTAATGAAATTGGTGCTTATGATAATAGAGTTTTAAAAGTAAATAGAATATCAACATCACGAACTGAAGTAGAATTAAAATTAACAGACTCGTTACAACAAAAAATGTTAGAGCAGTTTGCGATACCAAGAATTAGTGCAGAATATGTTAGACCAGCACTTCTTCAAATTTTTAACCAAACCGGGTCAAGTAATTTAACTGTTCCAATGAGTTCGGCTAAAATTGATAGTTCGTCATTGTATCAAAATTTCGCAAGTGGGTCTGGGGAAAAACTTCTTCAATATAATTTTGACGATGATGATGGTAGTCGTATTGGTATTAATACTATTACACAAAATGTACTAAACATAGCATATCCTATTGCGTTAAAAACTGTAAATGATATGATTTTGTTGTCGGGAAGTACGAGCTTTACCGAAACAGAATTATCTAAATATGTTGTTGATGCTATAGACATTGCGTATGATTCAGCGCTAGATGATGAAAAACGTAATCCACAAAATTATCGGTTTGACTTAATATGAGTACTTACAACATTCGTGAAAAATTTACATACGCAATAGCAAGTAGTAGTATTGATTATATTAGAAATTATAATTTTAATACTACAACGGTAACGGATATTCCACTATCTATGGCAAATCTGGATACGGAAGTGCCGATTACGGTCAATATGACAACCACAGTACCATGGATACAAATTGTTAATCCCACAACTGGGGCTAATTTAAAGTTTCCAAGTGGAAATGTAGTACTAGGACCAACCAGTACGAGTGTAGTATTGGTAAAAATAGATTTACCACCTGACATAGAAAGTGTATCAGCATCTGTGTTATACCCAGACATCAGTTTGGATATCAAATCTGGTAGTTTTCCTATAATACCACCAACAGGAAGTACAACCACAACGTTTGCTAAAAATACTATTACGGTACCACAAAGTACTTATACAATAGACCCAGGCGAACGTGTACAGATTGATATTACTGTATACGATACCGAAGGTAAACCAGAAAAGGATGTACAAAATGTAGTTTGGAAGTCAAATAATACGAGTATTGTTCAAGTAGAAGAACCAGAAAATACTCAAATAGATTACAATCCATATACTCCACGCATTATAAGAGGTATAGGAGCTGGAAGCACAACGGTTACGATTACGGCAGGACCAGAAAGAAAAACTGACATTACATTTGTTGTACGAGATACTTCGACACAAACTGGTGATAATACTAGTGGTAATGTCGATAATGAAAATGGTCGTGGCGGTGCAACCCAGTTTGAATAACATCTAAAATAAATTAATATGGCGCACAGAATATTTGTAAATACACAAAATTCAAATTATAAACAAATCACGCTAAATGAAAAAGGTGTGCGATTTGGGCTAGGCATACCTACAGAGTTGAGTGATGATGAGCGTATTGAATTACAACAATTGGCATACGAAATATATTTTAGCGCGGATGATTTACGAGATAAAAAACGCAAAATACAAGTTCTTATTGATAGTTTAACTGATCCGAAATTCTTCGGTGACGGTGCAGTTAAGCCAGAAATAGTTGAAAAATATATAAATCAAGAAATAGAAGCAGCCAGAACCAGAGTAAATCAAAACGCAGTAACTGCTGGACAAGTAGCTGTCGCTGGAACCGCATTGACTACAGCGGCTGGAATAGCATTACCAGCGATTCAAGCAGGTACAATCTTTGTTGTAGAATCTAGTGTATTAAATTTCGCAGGTTCATTCTTACCAGCGGCTGGATTAATTCTAGCAGGAAAATTAATAGGCGATTTAGTAAAATCAACTCGTCAAGCTGGAAGAGAAGATAACGCTGCATCGTGGAAAATGACAAGACAAGATTTTCCAAATATTACTTCTCAAGCAATTATTAATAGTGATTCCAAACGGTCTATCGAACGATTATATGATGATAGAGGTGCTTTTGTACGAGATAGTATTTCTACGGAAGATGCTATTGCACGACTTACTCGTGAATGTCTAGCGGATGCGTTATTTACTAAATCAGGTGTAACATCACCGGAACATCCGGGCCCAAGAGATAATAATGCACTTCGTCGTCATTTTAAATTTGATCATGTAAGAAGTGGAGCGGATAGGCTTGAACGTACATATGTGAATGCACTGACCTACCTTAGTGGTTATGTGGGATTAATAGATGCGATTTTAAATCTACAAAATCAAACACTATCACGTTCACCTGACGTAGAACAAGCATTAATTAATATTCCACTTCGTATTAGTTTATCTACTGCGAATGTTCAATTATTTGATGCACTTTCACAAACCGCTCGTCAAGTAGTTCGTGAAAAAGTACTGACATTCTTTGATGAAAATAGAGAATATAAGACATTACTTAACTTCGGTAATGACAGACAATATGTCGCTGAAGCGTGGCGTCTTGCACCAAAAGACTCGGGGTCAGTTCAATTAAAATTATTACGTCCACTCGACACAGACATTGTAGCAGAAAATACAGCATTTATCAGTAGAGAATTGGCTGAATCTGTTATTGATACTGTCAATTTTGAATTAGGCCCCGCAGCAGACACTACTCCATATCTACGTCCATATAATATGGATTCACGTAATTATGTAGATAGTAAGATGCTTGCAACGAATACCACGTTGACTAGTTTAGGTTTGGTAACTGGGTCAGTTGGAGCAATTATAAATGGAAGTTCTGTATCATACGAAGATACAGTGTTTCGTCGTTGGTTTACTGGAGATTTTAAGTCATCTGAACTTAATATAGATTTTACTAATTATGATAACTTTGTTCACTTTGGGTCAGCGTACAAGAGACTACAATCATTTAACGAAAAGCTTATAAAAATTGATGAATTGACATCTGCTAGTATTTCGTCAAGTGTATCGAGTAGTACAATCTCTTTATTATTTAAAGCACAAGAAAAAGAAAACATTATTCGTAATTTTGATTCATACGAACAGTTCCTATACTATGCTTCTGAGTCCATCGCATATTCTGCAAGTGCATTCTATGTTAATGGTGAATTAGAATACAATCCAACTGGGTCTTGGCCGAAATTAGCAGATGGGACTCCGCACAGTCCATATGATACTATAGCTACAAATTGGTTAAACGTCCAATCAGCTATCGCACAACGATACGATGACAACAATCCAAACTATTTGGTATTGAACTTACCAAAGCACATACAAGAAGATATAGATTCTAGTGATTTCTTAACATTGTTTGATATGGTTGGTCACTTGATGGACAACATCAAAGTTTATGTTGACCAATTCCCAAACATTTATTCTACAAATCCAAATCCATTAGAAGATTTGTCAATGGACCAAGTATACGAAGTTGCACAATCCTTTGGATTACAACTTCCAAATGTGTATGCTTTAGAAAGTTTACAATCATTTAATGCACAATTTACTGGTGAATCTGGGTCACGGTCATATGTAGCAGAAACGTGGAAGCGATTCCTACATAGTATGGTTTATCTTGCAAAAACCAAGGGGTCACGTACCTCTCTTGATGCATTACTCAATACCTACGGAATCAACTCACCAGTACTACAGATTAAGGAAACATCATATCCAATTGCTGGCAACTATATTCGGTCAGACGAACTTACTTATGGATTAGAATTTACTGGGTCCGTTGCAAACCGTGTACAAATCCCATTTGTATCATCGTCAATAACCGCATCAAGCTTACAACTATCATTTAATCCAATTAAGGTTCAAAGTAGTTCATTGGTAACTGGTGATACGTGGGCTATCGATTTAGTACCGCATCCATCAGAATCAAAACAAACATATGGACGAATTCACGTAGTCAGTGGGTCTGGTCGTACTGTTATCGCAACAAGTAGTTACTTCCCACTCTTTAGTGATGATTACACCAACTTGATGCTACGTAGTCAATCTGGTGACATCTCAATCATCCAAACTGACGGTGACCAAATTCTATTCCAAGAATCAGCGTCCGTTAACTTGTCATCTGTGTGGAATGGAACTACCTTTATTTACGTTGGTGGTTCTGGTTCAATCAAACTCGGTAATAATTTTGATGGTATAGTGGATGAAGTTCGTCTTTGGGGAGAAAATATCTCTAACGAAGATTTTGAATCACAAGCATACGACCCAGGTTCATACTATGGAACAAGTTATACATCGTCATATGTTAACCTATATGTTCACGTTCCATTTAGTCAACCTCTTGCATCAGTTACTTCGTCGGTAACTAATGAAAGTCCATATCAAAACGTGTCAATTGTACAAACGTTACCAGCAGTCGGATTTACTACCGCATCGTTTAAGCGAGTGCTTCGTGGTATCAAACAATTTACTCCAATCGTCGGGTCAACTGTTTATACAAACAAGAACATCACTGTATCTCCACCACCAACATTTAACAAAGAATTTATTGATAAAAATGGAACGAAAGTATTAGATAGACTCAAGAGTATTAAGCAAATTGAAGAAAAACAATACGATAGTAGTCAAAATGTAGTGTCATTCGCAATATCACCAACTGATTTCATTAATCAAAACATCATTCGTTCTATGGGTGTTGTCGATGTTAATAATCTCATTGGTAGTCCAAGATATATTACGGGTTCAACATATTCAAATCTAGAATCCGTAAGGAAAGATTATATTGAGTACTTCAATAAGACCGTAAAGCCAAACGACTACATCAGATTCTTTAAAGATTTGACCGAAGGTCCAAGTGAAATGGCAGATACGATGATACCTGCACGTACAAAGTTACAAGACGGTATCGTAATTGAATCTTCTGTTCTTTCACGTAATAAAGACACAGTTGTAAGAAAGTTTGCAATAGATGGAACAGGTACCGTAGCATTCAGTGGATTCGTATCTGGGTCTGGGTCAGCTGGTATCGGTGCATATTCGTTCGATGCAATGACAGAAAAGGTATCACTAGATCCACTTACATTTGGTGATACATTACCATTAACAGCGACAATTGATATTCCTGAAGAGGTTGATTTCAAAGAAAGTACCAAATCATCAAAGTTACCACCATTTCAAAGAGTACTACAAAAAATTGGTGATGATTTTGTAACATCATCTTTCCTTGACCAAAACAGTTCGTTCTCTACACTTGAAGCACTACCGATTGATGCAAAACTTCGTACAGATGTAACATCATCTGGGTATGCTAGAAATCCATATTTGGGAATTACTTCACGATTAGACAGTGAAGATAATACTCTTGCTCCATATTATGATATTCCACCAAGAGCAGATTTTAATGATGTGGGAACTGTAAGTTATTTCCATAAAGAAAACGGTGAATATTCGTATGATATTTATACATTATATAAGAAACTATATGTGGTAAAATTAGATACAAACGTTGATTCTCCATTGGACAGATTGTATGCTCCAATTACGTTATTACCAACTGGGTCAATCGTTGCGGAATATGGAAGAAATACTACAATCGTACCAAGTGCCGTATACGCTCCAAATTCACAAGCTGTAGGTGTAATTAAGGTGGCTAATGTTTTCACTTTATATGGATTAAATGGTGCAAATGGTCTTCGTTTACGTATGTACGCAAATAGTACTGACCGTTCGGCAGACGCTTCTAGAAACTTTGATACCCTTCCTTCTTTAACTGCGGGCGTATTATTTGATGGAATACTAGATGGTGTACAAGACGTATTCCCATATATTATGATGCAAACCACCGGAGCAAACATTTACTATACCGTTGACAATTTAACAAGTAATCAAATTGTATCTTCTATTATACTAGATTATTTCGCATATGAACCGGATAATTTGTTACCGATTGGATACTTACCACGGCATTATAAATTTAGTAGAGAAAACACAACTGCATTAAAGAGAAGAAATTATCTTGGTTGCCGTGATATTAACACCACTTTCGATAATCAATCACCATTTAGTGTATCCATTTCTACAAAAAATACATTGGTGGTCAATACACAAACCGCTCCAGCAGCCGCGGGAACGGGTACGGTCCAAATACCAGCCGAAAACAACAATATCAGATTTGGTGGTGGGGGTCGGTTAGGCGTCGAATAATGGATTTAAATTAAAATACTTTATACTTATATTTGTTGTACTTCACTCAGGAGATTTTAGACTATGGGATACCTAGACAAATCCACAATTACCGTGGACGCTATTTTAACCAATCGTGGACGGGAACTCTTGTCGCAGGGAACCGGCACGGGTAATTTCCAAATTACCAAGTTCGCAGTTTCAGACGACGAAGTAGATTACGGTCTTTATAACACCGCACATCCACTTGGGTCTAACTACTATGGGGCTATTATTGAAAATATGCCTGTATTAGAAGCAACTCCTGACGAAACCCAAATTATGAGATATAAGTTAGTCACCGTTTCTTCTGATGAATTTAGTGACACTGGAAATGTAATCATTCCTCAAATTCAAATTCAAGGTACAACAATTCCTTCAAACGGTACAGTTACTCTGTATTTTAATGAAACATCCGGTACCAAAACAATTACGGTCAGACCAACCACAACTTATACTTCATCGGATTCAAGAACAGAAAATAGTTACACTGTACTTGTGGCCGATAATACCTTAGCAACTGTGGCAATTACCCGTCCAGCTACTGGAGTCGCACGTACTACAAGTCGTGGTTCGGTAACCGCAAACGGATTAGAATTTACCATCACCGCAAAAGACAAGACCGGATCGACCTCAGTTACCGTGTTTGGTGGTGAAACTGGTGCTGTATATAACTTTACGTTGTCAACTGTCGCCTCAGCATAATTAACTCTTAGGAATATTTTATGGCATATACTATTTTTAGACAATTTGATGTCGGTGACATCTCAATACTTGGTGGTACGGAAGTCACCACAGGAATGTGGTCAGGCGATACGGGAAGTCTTTCAACCGTATTTACTTCAAGTGTACAATTTGCAAACTCTGGTGAATTTTATTATGATTTATACAATTTAAATCCAGCAACTAGTGATTCAGCAGAGATACAGTTTTCAGTTTCATATGGACACGTAAGTGGTTCTGGGTCACCAACACTTACCGCACTAAATACATCAACTAGACCAGACCAAGTAACCTATGCACAATATCGCAATATTTTGTTAGGTAAAGATGTTGAAAGATTTACTTTTGGTGAAAACGCATCTGATGACATTTATGTTATCAACATGCAACGTTCACGCCTCCGTCAAGCAATCGACCCAGGCAACTGGCAACTAGGATTAAAGGGAACCAGTAACACCAGCACATTTATCGATGATAGTGGACTCGCAACCGCAGTTGTTGGTAATCTTGTTGCAAATAACGTATATAATATTCGATCTGGTACTATTGATGATGGATTCGCAACTGGTAATTCTACCGTATACGGACTAGTGTTCCCGGATTACGGAGTAATTGTTCTACATCCCGCTGCAATCAAGAGTGCAATTGGATTAACTGGGGACAACAACACAACTGGATTACGGGTATCTACCGCAAATCCATTCTCTCCATACACGGGTTCAGCTGCAACCACATATCAATATCAACATGAAGGATTGGTCCGTGCAATTTCTGGGTCAATGGTAGCTGGAAAGCCATTTATCGCACGTTCCGCAGAAAGTATTACTTCAGCCAACCATTTCGTTCGTTTAAGAAATACTGAATTTAACTATTCAAACAATCCAACATACTATACTGGTTCGAATCCACAAAATGTTCTTCCAGCATTCCGTGATAGAGCACTTACTTACGTGACCACTATTGGTTTGTATAATGATTCAAACGAATTGTTGGCAGTAGCAAAACTCAGTAGACCAGTCCAAAAGAGTACCGATAAGGAAGCATTAGTTCGCGTTCGCTTAGATTACTAAACCACTTATCAGGTGGATATTTATGACCAGTCCTGTTAGTGCGTACAAATCTCTAGCACCGAATGAATATACCATAACTCCATTTAGAACTTATGCACCTCACACGTACACATATGTGTCAGGATCTACGATAAATTCATTAGACGTACAAGTTTCTTTGGGAATTGAATATACAACTGCGTCATATGATTTGCGTGTAGAAAATACCCAATTTGAATTATTTGATTCAATAGTTCAAACATTTTATTCACCAATACCATACGCTGCATACGGTATTAAATCATCTTCGTACCACCCAACAGAATCAGTATTTGTTGTAAGTGTTACACAAGACATTTTTGGTGAAGAAATAAAACCCGGTACTTTTACTGTAAACATAGGTGCATCATCTTCGATAGATGATATGGATGGTAATTTAATCGTATCTCAATCTGGGGTAGGATACCAAATAGGAAAGATTTTCTATGATAAGGGTATTGCGATTATTAAACCAACATCCAGTATATCAGGTGGTGGGTTGACCAAAGATGGAATATGTATTGTTAGTGGAACAAATGTACAAGTACAATTTACTTCTTCAGTAAAATTGTATGAACATTCGGTCAAAGTTAAGTTAAATCCAACTGACTTTTTATATTCTGTACACAATCCTTCTGTCAACAAAGGTATGTTTACAGGATCTGCAGCAACTCCATTACAATTAATGTCTTCGCAAAGTCTATATCCGTATATTACAACAATTGGATTATATAATCAAGATAATGAATTGATGGCGGTAGCAAAAATATCTAATCCAATTCAACGTACCGATTATACCAACCAAACATTTGTTGTCAAATTTGACACCTGAGGATTTTTATGTCACTATTAGACTTGTACAACAGTTGGAATTTTAAATCAGCAAATACCGCTGGTGCAAATAAAACTCCAAGAGAAGTAACCGAAGGTAAGGTTGCTGTAGATTTCTTACCAAATACTTATCAAACAGAAGTACGCAATCGTACTCCACAAAATAAAGTAGTAACCCAAGCTACAGCAGACAATGCAACTGTTGGAGAATTTAATACCGCCGCATTAGGGTATTATTCAACATTAGTTAATAGTCCGCTTAAAGCATATAAGTCCAGAGTTATTCACAAATATAACTCAGCCGTAAACAAAACATTTTTGGATTCAAAACAAATAAAGAATACTCCAGGTGCACTATACATTAGTCCCGAAGTATCCGCAGCAGAATAATTAAAATAAAGAGGTTATTATGAAGCCACGTTCGGCTAAAAACAAAGGTAAACGGTTACAAAATGCTATACGAG